TCTCCTTTAGAATGAATATTAAGATCTTTTATATACTGTTTAATACTATCAGTATCTAATTCTTCTGAGGAATTATCATAACAAATTTTATATGAATACTCTCTTTCTTTGCAGAATTTTATTAAACGATTAATTAATCCACAAGGAAGTTCCTGAGTATATGCAGAGAATACTCTTATAATACCATCCCAAACTTTGGCTTTATATTTAGGATTAAATTTATAACCAGGAACATAAAAAGAAAAGTAATCTGAAAGTTCTTGAGCAACTCCACGAGAACATCTTATTTTTAAAAAACTTTCATTTTTTTTATGTATTTCTATATCAAAGTTCATTAAGCACCAGCTAAGAATTTTTCCCACTCGATATAACTTCTCAATTCCCAATTTCTATTCTTTATTTCATTTAATATAGATTCAATAGAATATGATACTTGATCGTGATAAGCTTTTTTCTGTAAGATTTTATTTAAATCATCGTCTGCGGATATATATCTATCTATATTTCCCTTAGATCCTAGTTTAAGATCAAATTGTTCCCATCCATAAGTATTTAAAGTTTCTTCATCAAGATGTCCAAGATAATATTCAGTTTTAATATTTTTCATTTTATCATAATTACTTTTGGTTTTTATAGAAGCTAATTTATGTTCGTTTAATATTTTCAAATATTTACAATGTAATAATGGAATATTTAACAATTCGCTGCTTATGTTTGTTCTATCTATAATACAATCTACTTCCCACATTTCATTAACTTCTTCAATTGTTTTCATATTATAATCACCTCAAAAATATTTATCACCTATTTATATGGAATAAGTGATAGTTAAATGTTGCTGTTGCTGTAACAACTGTTTCAGAACTTTCTTTTGTGCTAAATTGTATTTCAGATAAAGATACTGGAAATAAATTAGCAAAATGTATAGAGAGTTTAGGATTATTTAGACCAGATAAAATAGTAATAATTGCATCACAATATTGAGGAGTATCTAAATTTAAAGAAGATATTTGTCTATTCATTAATTTATATTCTTCAAAAGAACAAGGAAATCCTATTCCCTTCATCCATTCATATATAACTTGATATGACCACATTTCTTCATCTATTATAAACTCTACACGCAATTCTCCAAATTTTATTTTATCTCCTGGTCTAGGAATGTCAACAAAAGGAGATGTTTGTATAACAGGCTCAACTAATAAACTTGGTAAAGAAAATGATTGCAAAAAATAAGTCATTGTGGTAATCTTAGGGAATACCATTTGAAATTTAGTGGGTTGTAAATAGTTTGTATTTTGTGGGTTTCTGTTTAAAGCACTCATATTTTTTCCAAAAGTTGTTTTTACTATTTATGTATGCTTTTATATTAAAAAATAATAAATACATAATAAAACACATTTAAGAGGAGTTTCATGAAAAGTTTTAAAAATTTCATTAAAGAAAGTGAAAAAAATGAATCATTTAAACAAGATGATAAAGGAAGATGGGTTATTGCACCTAATCTTAATTATGGTAACAAAAAAAGACCATTTAAACAAGATGATAAAGGAAGATGGGTTATTCCACCTAATCTTAATTATGGTAACAAAAGAGATAAACTAAAAGAATCAATTTTATTTGAAATTTACCATACACCAACAGAAGAAAATGAGTTACATTACTCAAACTCAGATAATTATACTCCAATGAATGATGCATTAAATAATTATCACAATGATGCTAGTAGTAATTGGAATAGTGATGATTATTCTAATATTAGAAAATATACTGAAGGAAGTTCATCTATAGCTGATATTTTGCATCAGTTCCACAATGGAGAAGCTTCTAAATCTGATATAGATTATAAGAGAGATCATATAAATGGGCTTGATAGTGCTCTTAATCGTGCTAAACCAGCACCATTTGACTATCATGTATATCATGGTATTAAATTTAATCCACAAGATTTATTTGATAAACAAGATGAAAGTCAAAGATCTTCTTCTGGTAAAATTAGTGCTAGATTACAAGGATCTTCTGATGATAGTGCAGTAATGCATCTTCCTGCATATACTTCAACATCATTGAATGCTAAAGTAGCAAAAAACTTTTCTGAGCCAGATAGAAATAATGTAAATCATATTTTAAAATTTCGTATTCCAATGGGATCTACTCATGGTGCTCATATTGATGAACATTCTGAATATGGAATACACTCCTATACTGATTCTGAATATGAAACATTATTAAAACGTGGAACTAATTTTAAGATGAGTAAAACTCCAGAAATAATAGGAAATACTCATATTTGGCATTGTGAAATTTTAGGACAAGATCCTAAAGATGTTAATCCTAAAATTTCTAGATATGCTTCTGAGGAAGAATTACATAATTTAAGTAAATCGGAAGATCCTGAAATTCGTTCTGAAGTAGCTGCACATACAAATACTTCAGGAGATACATTACATAGAATGGCTATGGATAAAAGTAACAATAAACCTACATTACAAAATATAGCATTAAATTTAAATACAAAAACTCATACATTAAATCATTTATCCGATATTGGTGATGATGATATTAATAAAAATATTGTACATCATCCTAATATTGATTCTCATACTTTGAATAAATTAGCTACTCCAAGTTCATCAGCACCACTATTACAAAGAATATCCGAACATCCAAAAACAAATTTATCAACATTGAATGATATTTATAATCACTCTTTACATAGATTGGGAGTGGCTTCTTCTTTGGCTACAAATAAAAATTCTGATGATGAATTGTTACATAAAATAGCTTTAAATACAGGAAAAGCAACTCATGATGCGTTAATTGGTAATAAGAACACCTCTAATAAAACTTTACATCATATATTAGATAATTCGGAAGATTATCCTAGAGATAATTATGATGGTTATAATCCTGGTCTATTAGACCATCAAAATGCAGATTCTTCTTTAATTCATAAATTAGTTGATAAAAATAAAAATAGTTCAGATTATACTTACCATGATCATGTCTTGCCTTACTTAGTATCTAGTAAACATGCTGATAATTCTTTATTACATAAAGTTGCTTCTTTCAAAGATTTACGTCCTTCTACTATGAATAACATAGCTATTCATAACAAGGCAGATGATAATTTAAGAGAAAAAATGTACGAACGCTCTAAACATTCACCAATGGCGTATTATAATCACGATAATTTTAGATCAAAATTATTATTATCAGATAACACTCATACAAATTTACTTCATAAAATGGTAACTGATGATCCTAATCACGCAAAAGAATATTCTTCTTTATTTTTAAAACATAAAAATGCTGATGATGAATTAAAAAATCGTATAAAAGAATTAAATAAACCTATCTGATTTAAATTTTTAACCTTATTAAATAAACCTAATTTAAACTTTTATTAGATAATAAAAAAGGGGGCTTTCGCCCCCTTATTTTATACTTTTTTAGCTTTCCATCCTTTATGAGTTCCCCTAGAAAGATTTCCTTGATCTAAATCATTCTCACTACAAAATTTTCTTAAATTTTCTATCTCTATAACTTTTCCTTCTGGAGATGTTACAATCCATTTCTTAGATAAAGCTTTAGCAACAGAGTATTTTTGAGATTGAGGTTGTTTAAATCCTGTTTTACCTTTATTCCAAGGTTCATTTCCCAATCCTTTTCCTTTTCTATTCTCAGACATTTTTAATAAAGTTTCTTCAGAGTATACATTATCTTTTCCTTTATTCCAAGGTTCTTTTCCTTTATTTACTCCCTTAATCTTTTCAGATATTATTTTTTTGTTTTCTTCTGAATGTTTAAACGATACTCCATATCTTGGGTTGTTTTCTCCAGTATACTTCTTAGATAATTCTTCTTTCCAGCTAATTCCATCTGGAGTTTCAAAATATTGTTTTCTGGATTTTGATATATTTTGTTTATGTTCTTCTGTTAGGAATTCTAATCTTACTCCACTACCACCTTTAGAAATATTATATCCTATATTAGTGGAATCATATTCAGAAATATAAAAAATCTCTGTTTCATCAACTTTACACTTTTCTATCTCACATATCAATTCATATCTCCATTTTGATGGAGGATATTTATTAAAAGCTTCATATAATTTTCTACAAGTATTGTTTTTTGATTTGGATTTATTATATCTATTCCATGCTTTAATATGTTGATCCCATCTTTTTTCTAAAGTATTTTTAGTTTGTCCTATGTATACTTTATTAGATGGTGAAATTAATTTGTATATTATATGGTTCATAATTAAAACTCCTATGTGCAACTATATGTATTTATATAAAAAGAAAAGGGTCCGAAGACCCTTTTCTAATTTTCTATTGAAAAACTTCAATAAAATCAAGAACTTATCACATGAGATTTTTTACTGTGAAAATTCTGTAGTAAACGTTGCTACGAGGATTAAGAGCACCACCACCCTGAGTAAGACCTTCAGCAAATGGGTTTGCTACCATTCCGTAACGAGTCTTGAAGCCGATCTTAGGTTGGAAAGTACCAGGATCAACTGCACGAACCATTTGTAGAGGAACGTATGGGCAATAGAATAGACCAGCATCATAAGGAGAAGTACCCTTATAACCAACGGTAACAAGTTCGGTATTAGAAGCCATACCACCGAAGTAAGGATCGATGTAAACTTTAATACGACCATGTAGCATACCACAGAAGGTATTACCAGTATCGTCTACTTGAAGATCTGCTGAAAGAGCAGGAGTGTAAGTTAATACACCAGCCATTGCAAGAGCAGAAGCAACGTCAGAAGAAACGATAAGGATATTACCTTTCCCTCTACGAGTATTCTTTGCAATAGCATTGGCTTCACGTTCGATATGATAGATAAGACCTTTGAATCTTTCTACTGACCAACGACCGTTAGAATCGGTATCTAGGTCAAATACACCAGGAGTTACTGTACCCCATTGAGCACCAGCCTGAGCAACGGTGTAAATGGTACGGATAACTTCACGGTTAATTTCAGAAAGAATTTCTGTAGAAAGAATATTGCTAAGTTCAGTTTCTGCATCAAGACCATGAATCGCTTTTAAGTCTTGTGCTAGTTCTAGTGAATACTCAGCTTTAAGAGCACGAGTGTTCGCAGTAACAGTAACTTTATCAATGGTTAATCCCATTTGTTGGAATGTTCCAGTGTCTAGTTGTTCGCCAGCAGAAGTTGTTAGACCTTTACCAGTTGTGAACAATCCAGAGTTAGCAACATTAGAAACTGGATTATTAGAAGTATCAGTAGATACTGAAGTTCCAACGATACCAGAGAAAATGGTATTAGCTTCATTATAGAATGCTTCTGCGTTTGCTCCCTGTCCATTGTAACGTGAACGTAGTGCGAAGATAAGTCCAGTAGGACCAGTCATTGGCTGAACGCCAGCAACATCATACGCAATTAGGTTAGGAAGTGAACGTCTTACCAAACTAATTAAGATTGGATCGAAGTTAGAAATACCACCAGCTACGTTAGTAGGAGCAGTTTCGTTAAGTGCCATACGATCAGCATCCATTGCTCTTTGCTGATTTTCAAGAACCATAGCGGTTACTGCTTTCTTATACGGATCTTTAATAGCTTCCAATTCTGGATGATCCAAAATTGGAGACCATTTGTTCATTACTTGTTCTTCTAAGTACATTTTAGGATTCTCCTTGATTTTAATATTATTTTATTTTGAAATTGTTTTTGTAATAGATCTAGCTACCTGCTCAATGAAAGGATCAACATACTTAGTTGAAACACTTTCTTCAGATAAGTTTACTGGCTCTTCAAAAGCTTCTAAACTAGCTGGACGAATATTACTTGGATAATAACTTTCCTTTAGGGTTTCTAAAGATTCGGTGAATTCTTCCTCTGTGGTGAATTCTACATTCTTAGCAAGAGATTTAATTTTCTCAACTTGAGAAAGAGTTAAACCTTCACATACTGTATGAATTACTTCATTCTTTTTGTGTTCTGATATTTTCTTCTTTAAAGAAATATTCTTCTCAATTTGTGAATTAACTTGTTCTTCTAGTTCATCAACTTTAGTAACTAGTTCATCCACAAGATTAACTTTCTCATCAGGAATATCAATATAATGTTCAACAAAAACTCCTTTTAGAGCATTGATGAAATCTTCAGCAATTTCGGTTCTTAAACCTTTTTCGATTGCTAATTTGTTTTCTTCCATCCAGTTTTCTACAACGTAGTCTAGATAGGAATCTAATTTATCTGCAAAATCTTCCTTAACAGATTCAACAGCTTCTTCAAATTCTCTTAAATAAGATTCTTGTAATTCAGAAGAGATTTCTTCTACTCTTGCTTCAACAGCAGTTTCGAAAATAGCAGATGCTTTAACTTTGAAATCTTCAGAAAGAGATTCACCAGAGAATAGTGCATCTAAATCTTCTTTGTTCATAAGCTTGTTGGTAGCTTTTTCAATTCCTTGGACTCTTTTTCCTGCTTTAGTAGCAAATTTTGATTCTTGACTATTTGGATCTTGTCCATGATACATCGCTCTATGCATACCAGAACGTTTAGCCTTATCGAAAGTGTCTAAAGATGCCTTTTTAATATAAGAACCTAAAGTAGACTTAGAAACTTCATCAAGATCTTCTACTTCTTCAGAAATCTGAGTAGCAGCATCTTCTTTAGAAAGACCATACTTATCTTCAAATTCTTCTTCAGAAAGTTCATCAAGATCTTCCATAACTTCTTCTACTGAAGCTTCTTCTAATTCATCTTCATCTTCGTATTCTTCTTCTTCCTCACCTTCTACACAACATTCTGCCCCTTTATTAGCAGTCATAGTGCTTTTTGCTTTCTTAGCAGCAACACGATTTGCAATTGCATCTACAGATTGTTCATCTTCTTGATCAGTTTCAGAAGCATTTTTCAAATCAGCACGACCAGCATTATCTCCTGGTTGAGTTGCTAATTTCTTCATTGCTTCTGCTCCAACTGGAGGTTTAGCTCCTGGAGGTGTAGCGGTTGGTACGCCTTTAGTATAAGAAGGATTTTCATCATTAGTTTTGGTAGGACCACTTCCTACTTCAACACTACCCTGCTCATCGGCAGATAATTTTTTTCCTAGACCAAAAGACTCCCCACCAGCAGACTTAACGCTTTTGGTAAGAATTTCTTTTGCAGCTTCAGACAAATTTAACTTTGACATTATTTTCTCCTAATTAATATTTTTATATAGTTATTTATAAAAAACAAATTTTTAAATGTATTTTTATAGTCTTTTGATATAATTTTCGAAAATGGTCAGAGCCACTTTCTCAATATCTTTTTGTGAAGTTTTCTTAATGATATCTCTTGCTTGTTCTCTATATTGTTGAACCCATCCCTGACCATCAACAAAAACCCAATCAACATCTTCATATATACCTTCAACATAACATGATATTCCGCTAGGAGATAATACTGCATCCACACAGGAAATCACAAAATCGTCTTGAACTATTTTAATACCATTTTCTCCTTCCTTGAGAGATCCTAATGCTCTTGAAGAACATCCAAAAGAAACTCCTCCTGATATTAACGCTTGAAGCTCTTTTCCAGATGCGGTATCTAGTACTTTAGCTTTGCCCAAAACGTCATTTCCATTAAATTTTAATTCTGTAATTAAATGGGAAATTTTATTTTCTGAAATTTTAGGGGAATCTTCATGCCCTAAAGTTCCAACTGCTCTATTTCTATTCACTAATTCTTCTATATACTTTTTGACTGCTTTTTCCATAACAGGCATTGGATATAATCTTCCATTTCGATTTGCAGTTTCAGCTTGCATAAACGGACCACAAATATAATAACATTGTTGTCCTGTTTTAGTAGCTTCTGTTAGGATTTCAAAATCCTCTATATCTTCTCTTAACAGTTTCATTTTACTTTACCTTAGTTTTTATAAAAATCTTTTTATTCTTCTGGAAGTTCAAAATTATAAGTGTTTTTAGCAATATCTACTTTTAATGCTTGAAGTTCTGCAGTAATTTTTTGGTGCAGAGTTTTTGCGATCTCTGCTCCCATTTCATTAACCTTATTATCAGATGCATACCCAATAGCGTTTTTTAAATTATCATTCATATAAAATTCCTTTAATTTTTTCTTTTTATTTGGCTTTTCTTGTGGTTGTATAGCCAAATGTTTAATAATAAAATTCTGTTGATCTTTTGATTCCCAATCTTCCATTATGGAGTAACTCCATATCTCCCATAGTTGAATGCAGATGGTTCAATTAATTGTCCAGAATCATAGTAATTATTATCTTTATGGAGTTCAATTATAATAGAATATGATGCATTAGCTGCTGCATTATAAGAAGTTATCCCTATATTTCCATTTACATTAGCTCCAGAAATAGGATTGCTAATAGCAAGCCAATTACCTGCTGAATTATATTCTCCTCGACCACTCATAGTTATAATTGGATATGTATTATCACCACTCCAACTTAAAGTTAAATGTCCATTAGGAATGCTAACATCATACCATACTCTATATACAGATAATCCATAATAAGGTTTAGCTGTATTTCCAGAAATTAATAAATTATTATTTGCATCTAACGGTCTATATAAAGTATTAGCCGCAATTCTTGCAACATTTGATTCATTAGTGGTATTTGTAAATTCACCTGTTAATTTAATAACAGTTTGTTTTGTAGAATCTTTTATTATTTGATATGTATATGTTGACATATTTATTCCTTATTATTAACAGCAATCTCTAAAACTTCAAGAAAATTATCTGAACTTTCTAAAATATACTGTTCTAGTATTTCTTTTTCTTCAATATTTATGTTATTTAAATATTCTAATACTAAATTAGAACATTCTTTATTGATATTTAATTTAGTATCATCGTTAAATGATATTTCAGTAACATCTTCATCAAAATTCTCCAACATACTTAGAAAATCTTCTGATTGTAGTTGTTGTTTATCATCCAATGTTACTGTGAAATATTTTTTAAGTTTATCTGCATAATATAAAGCAACTTTAGGTCCATTTGAAAATTGCGAAATGGATTTTCTTTGAAGAATTAAAGTACCTGGAAAATCTCTCACTCTAGATTTCATTATTGACTCCAACCAAATATACGAGCAATAACATGTTTTGGATGACCATATTGTTTTTTAAATTCTCCAGATGGTAGTTGATAATAATGCTTTTTTAATGTCATTATAGAAAGAGCCTCATTAATCTCTTCATCTTCTTTCATTGCTTTCTTTCTTATAGTAGCAAAATAGATAGATTTTCCTTTTTCAGGACCATATTGGTCAATCATCTTCTGTTTCATATCAGAAGAATCGTATTTAAGTTTTAACTTCTTTTCTTTTGATTTTTCTGAAGAAGTCATTTTCATTTCGGATAAAGATTCTTCTAATTTTGAAAATTTAGAATTCTTTGAAGATTCTGGATTTGTGTGATACCATTTCTTTTTAGTCCCATCAAATTTCATACCTTCAGCTTTGGCTTCTTCTTTTTGTTTAAAAGGTACATTATGATATATTTTTGGCATTGGTGGAGCTTCATATGGGTTATTTTGTCCATACTTAGGTTTACGCAATCTTGGATTTTCTACACCCCAACCTTCATCATCAAAATCTACATCTCTATTATATCTAGATTCAACAAGTTTTACTTCATGTGCTTCAGATTCTCCCATGAAGTCTTCAGCAACTTTTTTCTTCTTTTCGGCTATTTTATCTTTAATTTTATTTTTCATAACATCAGAAATATCACAAGACATTTCTGAAATTTTATTTTGTAAAGCAAAATTAATTGCTGATGTTAACTTTTCTTTCATGAGTTCCTCTTAAATTATCTTTGTTGGTATGGATTATATGGATTTACTAAGGCTTGTTTAGGTTCTGCTCCAGATATTCCAGAACCATCGCCAGTTTCAGGTTCATTTTGTTGTTGTTGTTGTTGTTCCTGATCTATCTGATCTCCTTGTTCGCCCATAGCTAATTGTTGTTTTTGCATTTCTATTTCTAATTCTTCAGAGATTTCTTGTTCCATCTTTTCAATATCTTCATCATTAAGTCTTAGAATATGTCTTTGAACCCAATTCTTAGAATAATATTTACCTACATAAGGATCAATAATTTGCAATAACCCCATTCTTTCTTGCATTATTTCTGCTTCTTTTAATTCTGCAAAGTTATTATCCTTTATAAAATCAAAAAATACATGTTCTTTAAATTCATTCCATTCTTCTTCAGTACAAATTCCTTTTAATACTAATTGAACTCTTAATGCCTGATCAAATAGTTCAGAAAATTTATTTCTTAATTTATCTATAAATTTAGCAAATTTTAATTCATCTCTTGTTATTTCAGAAGTTCTTCCAATACTAAATGCTTGTTGTGGATCTAATCTAGTAACAGGGACATTCAATGCTTTGTATAACTTCTTTTCAAAATATTCAACCATAGACATATCATTAAAAGAATCTGAAGATTCTAATGTTTGTATTTCTGTTCCTTTTCCACCTTCTCTTCTAGGCATCCAAAAATCTTCAAGCATAGATAAATGCTTTCTATCATCTCTAACTTCACCAGTACTTGCATCATAAACCAATTTATTTTTATATTTGGTCATAATGTCACGAATATACTGTTCAGCCTTTATCTTAGGAAGATTCCCTACATCAACATAAAAAATTCTTCTTTGTGGTGCTCTAGATATTTTATAAATTACAGAAGCATCTTCCATCATTCTTAATTGGTTCAAAGGCTTAATAGCTTTATGAACATAACTAAGAACCATAGATCTTCTAGTATCCATCAATCCTGAATTTATACTAATAATAGAATCTGGAGCTATTTTAATTCCTATAGGACCATATGTAGAAGATGATGTTTTTTCAGATAATTTATCATTATATAAGAAAAAC